CACCGCCCGACTGCCCGACGAGCGTTACGGGGCCGTAGCGGTCGAGAATGAAGGCGATGACCGTCGCCGGCCTGCACGCCTGCTCAACTAGGTGGTCGAAGCCGCTCCACCAGTCAGAGGTCCAGTGGACTTGGATCACGTTGTAGCCGTCGTCCACGAGCGACTGGAGCCACACCATCTCGGCGGCGTTCTTGGCGTAGTTCTCGGTGCCGTAACCGCCCGAGAAGAACGCTGCCGTTCCCTTTGGCTTCTCGGCGTCCAGGTGACTCAAGATCGCGGTGTCGCCCCGGAGGTTCGGGCATTTGACCGCTACCTGCTCCATGTAGCTGTAGGTACCGACCGTGAGAGCCATCGCGGGCGTCGAGAAAAGCACGGTCAGGACTCCAACGGCTCGCATCATGGCCTGAATTGGAGGCTACAACCCATCGTCGTTGACGTGGGACTGCTTGCGGCAACCGCGTTGTAGATGAAGCGGTCGCCCCGCGTGACCGTGATCGTGTGAGTCAGATCCTCGCAGTATTTCTTGCCGTTGATCGTGCTGCTCGCGTTCGTGATCTGGCACGTCAGCGTGGAGTTGGAGCCGTTCTGTTCGAGCGTGAAGGTCCATGAAGCGCCTGCGCCTGGGCCACCTGACACTTCACAGATCATGTTCGAGTACGTGCCGTCGTAGCTCCATACCTGGCTGATTCCGGTGGTCGTTCCGGTCGTCGAGCCGGTGAGCGGCAGGATCGTCGTCGCTCCGGTCGCTGTCGCTTGAGTGCCTGAGAGCGGAACGACGACCGCCGGGATAGGCGTCGCTGTCGGAGTCGGAGTCGGCGGCGTGCCGGTCGGAGTCGGAGTGAGCGTCGGCGTGGGCGTCGGGGTGCTTGAGAGGAATCCCATCGACGCATCGCACGGCCCCCAGACGCTGCCGTTCGTGGAACAGCGGAATTGCTGGAGCCCCGAGTCGTAGTACATGGCCCCGTGGTTGGCGGCGGAAGGTGTAGGCGTGGAAGCGGGCGGGAACCACTCCGTAGCGCCCGTGCTCGTGATGTCGAAGCGCTCGTTTGCGGCTGCCGTTCCTCCTGACCCGAAGCGGACTCCTCCTCTGGCATCGATGATGATATCCGGCGTATTCGTGCCGCCGCCGTAGGAAATGATGGCCGCCGAGCCGGCGATCGAATCGAGAGCCGTCGAGCCCGGATAGGAAGTTCCGATGGCGTAGGTGCCGAGCGTTACGCGCGTGCTCGATCCCGTGCCGGTTATGAGCGTGCTCGTCGTATAGCCCGCCGGATCGGTCGTCAGCGGATAGACTCCGGGCAGGTTGTCCGCCGCCGTGACGACCACCTGATCGGTTGACGAGCCGACCAGCAGATAGGGCGTCGTCTTCACGTACTTGAGAAGCAGATCCCCGCAGTTGATGACCCCGGAATCGTCGAAGCAAACGCTCTGGTCTGCGCCGCTCGTGATTGCCGTCCCGCCCGACCCGGAGATGATCGACGAGGCCGCACCGCTGCCGCAATTCTGGATCGACCCGCCCCCGGAGCACTCGTAGGTGCCGGTGAGAGAATTCCCGTTGGCGACGGTGAAGTTCTGATCGTTCGTCAGAACCGTGTGGGTCTGCGCAAACGCTATGGCGCTTGCGACGAGAAACCCAGCGGCGATGTAGAGGCTACGGCGCATCAGTAGCCGTTTCGGGACTGGTATTCCTTGCCACTGCGCTTCGGCGGGCGGTGGCTCTTAAGCGACCGGATGCCCTCGAGCATATACACGTCAGGCGATCCCGAGCCGGTGACAGCGCTCGTGTTGGCGCGAATCCGGTAGAGCGGGTTTTTCCACTCGACCGGGCCGCCGCCGCTCGTGAGCGTGATGATCGTCTCCCAGCGAGCGTTCGCATCGCTCACGCCAGAATTCGACACGCCCCCGCCGTTATTCGGAGGCGGCATCGTGTCCATCGTCTGCTGGATGGTGATCGAGCCGCCCCAGCTCGTCCCATTCGAGTCCGTTGCCGGAGCGTCGAAGAGGTAGGGCGGGTCTGCCAGCCGAATCTCTATCGAGCGGTTCTTTCCGTCCGACGCCGGCCCGCTCGTTGCGTTACCGCTTTTCACCAGGGGAACCCTCGCTGCCATGAAATCCTCCTAGGGGAGTAGAGCCTGCTGCACGTAGGGGGTGTATTCGAGAAAACCCGCACTATCGATGGAGAGATCCCCCGATCCCCCCCACGTAACCGTGGTCGGGACGGGGAGCGGGAAGCGGCCCCAGGCTAGAAAGCCGCCCTTGAAGAACATGAACCAGCCGTTATTCAGATCCAGCGCTTCGGCGGGCGTAAATTCCGAAGTTGACGGGCTTTTCCAGGTGATGAAGTTGCCGAAGAAGAGATCGTAGGTCGTCGAGAGGCTGTCGAGATCGTGGAGCGTGTAGACGGTGTAGTTGTCTTCCGGACCGATCCCGGCGTTAATCTGGACGACGGGAGCCGGGGTCTTCCGCGTCCCTTCGAACGGGAAGATCGGCTGCATGATCTGATCGCGCTGGATTAAGCCGTCCCAGCACCGGAAACATTGCCAGCCGTAACGCGGGTTCAGCCAGATCAGGCGAGCGGGATAGTCCTGACCGCAGGTCTGGCAATTTGCGTAGCCTTCCGGGGCATTGGGATCGTTGACGGCGTAACGCGGCATCTATCTCCTGCGTTTCAAGACCTTCTTCTTCTTTTTCGCGGCCTTTTTCTTGCTCTTTTTCCGCCGCTTGGCCTTCATCTCGGAGAGAAGGGTCTTCACGTCCCGGTCGGTCTGACCGATCATTTAGCTGCCTCCGCGCTTCCGTTATAGCCATCTGCCAATAGCCTAGAAAGGCTTGGCGAAATCGACGGATCGGATTCCCGAAGAACCCGACTCGCTTCCTTCTCGCAGCGCCTGAGGAACGCCTTCGCCACCGGCCACACGTCGTCCACCGGCTGCCAGGTAAGAGCCTCGTAGCGCCCGGATTCGAGCATGTGCGGCGGAACCCAAGAGCGGGAGAGCTCCTTCTGGTCGCACCGGGCGTTGCACGGCCAGAGCGCCATCGCCGGCCTGTCGAGAACCGTCCGGATGACGTTCATGCCGGAGGAGAAGCCGATGTAGGCCTCGAGGACGCGCATCTGCTCGATCATCTGGGGAACGCTCGTCTTTCCGACCGTCGAGGGGAGATCGAGCTCGCAGGCTACCGTGTATGTGAGGTCGTCCCACTCCCCGCCGACGAGAAGAGGCCGCCAGCCGATTGCCATGACGCGGCGCAAGAAATCCACCCACTGGACTCTTCCCCAGGTGTCCCAGGCAGCTGCACCCTTGTAGGAAGCACAGGAGATCCCGACTACCGGCCCTTCGGTCATCGGATGCGGCGGCGCGTAGCGGTCGCCGAGGATTGCCCGGACGGTTTTTTCTCGCCCGAGCCGGGAGTCCTCCTCTGAAACCAGAAGCGGGTAGTGGTAGTAGGTCTGGAGGTCGGGCAGCCACTCGGCGAGCGGCAAACCAGCCTCGAGATGCTGGTTCGCTTCGATGAGCACCGTCTCGACCTTCAAATCGCGGATCTTCTGCCAGGTGGGCTTTTGGCGAAAGGAGATTCCCTGCGCGTTCTCCGCGGCGAGGATCATCTGGTACTGGCCGTTGGTGATCGAGAATTCCGACTCGTCTTCGGTGTTCTCGTCGTAGCCCGCATCTTCGATGCCACAGGCCTTGATGTAGGGAACCGTCCGCCTAGGCGCACCATCGACTACGCGCACCGACGTGATCTCGTCGCGGACGCCGTAGAGCTTACTCCAGATCCACGACCAGTCGCCGATACCGGCGGGAACGATGATTCTCATAGGGATTCGGTGCCTCCGAGAGCCAGAAAGATAGGGCCTAGCTTGGAGCGCCACGCCTCCATCGCGAGGCGCTGCGCGTGGCCGGATTCTTCGTCGGTCATGCCGGTAGCGGCCTTGTGCGAGCCCATCCACTCCTGAGTCTCCCCGAAGTGGTTACTCTGAGCTCCAAAATGAACGTAGCCACGACCCGGCATGGCGGCGTTCACCCAGCGGTTCGAGAGCCAGAGCCGGTGGTTCAGCGTGTTGTCGTGCGACCAGGCTTCGCGGGCAAATCCGCCTACGTCGTCGTAGGCTTTACGGACGATCACCATGCAAGCCCCGAACGGGTTCAGATACATCGACGGAGCCATGAGGAACTTCGGGTGCGGCGGTATCGCCTCGAACCTGTCCGGATGATCCAAGCATTCTTGCCAAGATGAGAAGCCCCACTTCTTGTGGTCGTGGTAGGACTCGAAGCCGGGCATCGCGAGGCAGCCGAGCGGAACGCCGTGCGATTCGAGGAGCCACGTCCAGCGAAGCGCCTCGAGGGTGGCTTCGGGAAAGAGCCACACGTCATCGTTCAGGAATAGCGTGTATTTCCACGAGGTGACGGCCATGCACTGGATTGCGTGGCCCGCTCGTCCGTCCCACGGGGTGTGGTGAACGAAGTCGGCCCCGTGATGCATGGCGACGGCACGATCAGCGTCGGCTTCTGAGGTTTCGATGGAATCACTAGACACGAGCACAGGTAGGTTCTCAGGCAGGGACGAAAGCAGTATGGACAGGCGACCATTGCTGAACCCTTTGTGAGTCATCAGTACAGCGCCGTAGGAGAGGCCCTGTAACGCTCGAGGTAGTTCCTGCGCGGGCCTTCGCTTCGGCAGATCGAGCCGAATTGCCGGGCCTTGCAGGTTCCACACCGGCTGGCGCTTCCGGACGTGCTCAGGGGCTTCGGGATCAAGCCAGGGGTATTGGTAGCTCATCGGCGGAATCCAAATAGCGCTACGCCGAACGACCACCCGAAGTGATCCTGCGGGCAGGTGAGCCCGTCGCCATAAGACGGGCATTCTCGAAGGAGCTTCCACCCGCTGTTCATGGCTTCGAAGGCTCCCTTTCTCACCGTCTCGCGGTCCCAATCGTCGAGGACGAGCACCGCTTCGGTCGCCATCAGCGGGCGCACGTCGTGCATGAAGTCGCGGGTCTGCGCGCTCGAATGGTCGCCGTCGTAGAAGCAGACGCCAATCGGCTTCTCTAGCTTCCTGACCGTCACGAACTGCTGCCAGGACATCGCGAGGAAACGAACGTTGTCGGGAAAGGGCTTCGGCATCGTCTCGTACTTCTCGCACGGGTCGATCCCGATGAGCGTCTTGTCGCTGTTGCCGGCTGCGGCGGCGTCGAGAGTGCGGCCTTCCAAGGTCCCTACTTCGACGTAGCACTCGGTTACCGGCATGGCTTTCACGAGTCCGTTCAGAAGCCACTCCACACGGCTAGTCGAGAATCCGCGCCGGGTCGTGAGTGCTGGCAGGTACAGGCGAGTGTCTTTGCGCAGACTCTCGACGACGTTGTTCGCTGAGGTAAATTTCATCGATCGTTTGCCACACTCCCTTCCGCTTCCAACCGGGATAGTCCTGCTGGAACCGCGAGCAGTCGGTCACCCACCACTTGTGATCCCCGACGCGCTCCGGCCCGTGGTAGACTTCGAAGTCGCAGCCCTTTGATCGCAAGTAGTCGATCGCCTCCAAAACACTGACTGAATTCTCCGGGCCGCCGCCGAGATTGTAGACGCCCTGCTTCGGATTCTCCGCGTAGGCGAGAATTGCATTCGCCACGTCCTCGGCGTCGATGTTGTCGCGTACCTGCCAGCCGCCGTGGCCGTAGATCGTGTACGGCTTGCCCTCGACGGCGCACTTCACCAAGTAACCCAGGAAACCTTGCATCTCGACGGCGGTACCGGCTTTGCCGGTGAGGCAGCCGCAGCGGAACGTCACGGTCTTTAGCCCGAAGCAATTCCGGTACTCCTGGACCATGAGATCGGCTGCGCTTTTGCTGACTCCGAAGGGCGTATGGAGGCTCTGATCGATCGACCAGCGCTCCGGGACTCCGGCGTGCGGGAAGTGATCGGGGCTTGCGCCTACGTAGCGCTGGCCTTCGATTTTCATGTCGAGGCGGTTGATCGAATCGCCGTAGAGCTTGTTCGTCGAGAGGAAGGCAAAGACCGCCTTCGGAGCAAGCTTGCGGTAGCTTTCGAGCAAGCGGACGGTTCCCATGTAGTTGACTTCTGAGTCCTCGACGACATGGGAGCGGGAGAAGTCGTGAGACGGCTGGCTCGCACAGTGAACGATCAAGTCCTTGTCGCGAACCGACTGAAGCGCCCGGTCGGAGCGAAAGTCGTCGTGCATGGTTGTCACGCCCATGCTTCGCAGTTCATCCAGACGCCATGCCGTGGAGCCCGCGGGGCCGAACCATTTTCCTCTGGCGTCGGAATCGACACCCGCGACCTTGTGGCCCTGCTTCAGCGCTACTTCGGCGACCGTGCTGCCGATCAAGCCTGCCACGCCTGTAATCCAGATTCTCATTCCCACTCCAGGCCGCAGGAGCGGCCCTTTTCGATTTCCTTCTTGATCTCGTCGAAGGCGTCTTCTCGGTAGTCGAGCTCGTAGGCTTTGAGAGCGTCCGCCGCCTCGAGCGCCTGCTCAGCCGCTTCGTCGATAGAGTCGCCGTAGCCAACGGCTGCGCCGATCTCCGGAATCTGGATCGGCACGGTGTAATCCTTCCCGTCGATCACGCAATGGTTGTGAAGCTGGATGCGTTCTCGAACGTTCGCCGGAATCTCCAGCGCCAGGAAGTGGTCTGCGGCGAATTCGCTCTTGAGGATGAGTTCTGCGGCGTACTTCCCGCGAACCTCCGGCGCTACGATCCTGCCGCGGGCTCCCTCGCTAACGATCTCTCCCTGGTTCTCGCAGAGGAGCGACCAGGCTTCTGACGGCGGACTCCCGCAGCGAAGGCAGGGATCGATCAAGTAAGCTACCGCGTCCCGGTCGATCCGGCATTCGGTGGAGATCCAGCCCCGGTGGCCTCGATCTTTGAGAACGGAAGAGAGCCGGTCGGCAACGAGCCTGAGAGGTGCAGGTACTCGATCATATGCATCGACTCTTCCCAGGTATCCAGCGTCCTTGAGCTCGTATCCCCACATGACTCGCTCGGGCCATTCGCCATCGACGGAGTAGGCATCGATTCCAGCCTCCACGCCCTTGATCGGTTCTTCGACGATGAATTCGGCCTCCGGCCCGGAAGGGCCGAGATGGCGTACCGTATCGTGGAACCAGGATTCGGTCGTGAACCAGTCGTCGTGGTGGAAGGTTTCCAAGTCGCCGCGGTAGCGCCCGTACTTCACGTACACGTCGCTCGTCTGCCGAAGATACTTTTCGAGGTCTTCGGTGCCGACGATGCGCGTGGCTTCCGGGACGGCTAGGCCGATGGACTTGAGAACCTTCCGGGTGCCCCAGCGGTCAAGCTCGAGCTCCGCGGCGTGCTTGGACGTGCCGAAGACGGGGATTCCCAGCGATTTGACGTAGGACGCCAAGCTCGCCGTAACGACATCGGGGAAGGCGACGAGATCGATATCGCCTTCGCTGAGCGCTCCCCACACGTCCTGGATGCGCTCGATACCGGGGAGGTCGCAGCCGATCCGGGAATGCTTCTCCTGCGGGAATCCGGATCTTACGGGGTCGGACCAGTACATGGTCCGCTTGAAGTCGCGTGCCAGGCTCTCGGCTACATGAGTAAAGAGCCCGGCGTCGATTACGAGTAGAGTTTGGTCTTTGGTCGGCACGGTAGGCATTCCGGTCGCACGCGGAAAGCTACCGCTCGCCTAATTAGACGAGCACGTAGATTTGGTCACCCTGCGCTGAAGCCGCCGTCATGGCGACTCCGGCTGAAGCGTCTTGCGTCGTCGTGGTGACGACTTGGCCGGCAGTCGTCGAAGTGCCGACGCGCGCACCGCGGAGGATTGCTGCCGATGCCGTCGCCAGAACGACTCCCTTGATGAGCACGAGGATCTTGGCTCCGGAAGCGATGGCGCTCGAGTAATCCCACTCGTTGACGATCGAGGACTGCCCAGCGATCACGTAGCAGGGGCGAGCGGTCGAATTCGCGCTGGTGGTCGTCTTGAAGGAGAGGTCCGCTGAGGAGTCCACGATCACGACGTTGCCGGGAGTCATCGCGGAAGAGGCCGTTCCCCAGATGCAGTAGCCGCCTGCTTTCTCGCTCGTGCCAGCCGAGAGGTCGAGCGGTTCGTCCCAGAGGTTTGAGACGTAGCCGAAGGCTGTTGCGCCAATCATTTACGTCTCCTTCGTCAGCAGGGACCGAATCCCTTGTTCTTGCTCGAACGGCCCTGCTTCTTCCCGTCCCAATTCGGCATCTTCCCCATGTCGCGCTTGCCGACCAGAGCCTTCTTCTTGCCGCCCATCTTGCCGCTCATCTTCTTCTTCATATAGGCACCCTATTTACGTAACTAGTTGATTTTGCTCATGCGCCGAGCGATCCGAAACATCCACGCCAATCGCCATGTCCGACCGCCCAACGCGCCGTTCCCTTGATCTTCAGATCGCCCGTGTCGAAGTCGGAATCAAACTCGACATCGATGTCCTGGCGGACCCAGAAGTTCACGTCGTGCTTGTCCTTCTTGGCGAAGAGGAACCAGGAATCCGAGTCCGACAGGTAGTGGACCTGGATGAACTGCTGCTCGCCGTAGAGGGGGTTGATCTCGTTGTTCGCGGTGTAGGGCTTGAGCTCTGACGACGTGAGCTCCTTGGCGGTGTAGTAGAGGGACGGCCCGACGACCAGCACCTCCCCGTGACGCGGATCGGGCGTTCCCGACTCGCTGAGAGTCGTCTGCATGAGCTCCTGCGCGATCTCGAGAGCGGTCACGCCGAGATCCATGTCGGTCGTTGCGCGGTTGGCGTTCGTGCCGCCGCGCTTCAAGGGATGCGCGGTCGAGAAGAGGGCTGTCGAGTCGAAGCCCGAAGCCGTGAAGCCCGTTCCGCCGGTCGTGCCGAAGCCCGAGTTGATCGGCCTGAAGTACTGAACCTCGCGGGCATACGCGCCAGCGCCGCCGAGCTCTCGCGCGATCTTCGCCATCACACCGTAGAGCTCGTCGTCCATCGCTTCCCGCGTGGCTCTCGCGCCGAGGCCGAACGTGTACGGGGTATAGCGGACGGTGCCGACTTCCTGGAGGCGGTCGTACTGGATCGGCTCGCCTTCGGGCTTCCCGATGAACGGCCCAAAGCTCGCGACTTGCAGATCGTCGAAGTAATGGCGGCCAGCCTGCCCGCCGGGATTGCTCCCGGTAATCACGTTCAGGATCTGACGGCCCTCCTGCGGCACGTCGGCGATTGCGGACAGGTAGACCTTCCGTAACCCCGGCTTGTAGAGGTCGGGGTTGTTGACCGTGAGCATTCTCGCCATGAAAGTTCTCCTGTCCTAGTGGACGTTGATCTCGGAGGCTCCGATCAGCTGGTGCCCATCGACTGCGCGAAGTTCGGCAGGAACACGAAGAGGACGCGCCCGTTGGTATCGCCGATGTCGGTATTCTGCGCGGTTCGGAGCGTGAAGACGCGGCAGCTCGAACCCGCCTTGACGGATGCATCGAGGAAGATCCGGTTGTTCGTGGTGTCGCGCTGGATGCCCATCGTCACGCCGATGTCACTTTGAACGAGAACGTGGTCGGCGAGCGACGCGCCCTTGACGTTCGCGCTGAAGATGTTCGTGGCGTTCGCCAAGCTCACGTTGATCGACTGGTCCGGGTTCGTCGGGGAGCCGGAAGCCGAGAGGTTGTGCGCGTCCTGCTCCGCTAGGCCGAGAATGTTTCCCGGCGTATCGGAAGCGATGGCCGTCACGTAGCCGGCGACCAGGTTCACGAGCCAGCCCTTCAAGAAGGTCTGCGAGGCGGCCTCGGCGAAGGCGAGTCCGAACGGAGGCGCATTGGCCTCGGAGGCGCTCTCGAGCATGATGTCGTCGCTGACGGTCTTCGCCATGTGCCTATCTCCTAGCTATTTTTCGCCGGTATCGTCGAAAGCGGCTTCTTGGTGCGGGCCAACGGCGCGGCCGTCGCGCGCAATCTTGTTGATGCGCTCGCGTGCCGCCTCCATCTCGTGTCCGGTCTGGTCTTCGTAGCGACGGCGCTTTGCGGAGCGGCGACGCTCGTAGTTCTCTATCGGCGTCTCCATGAGAACGAGATCGCCGTGGACTTGCCCGCCGTCGATCTTCTCTCCGGTGACGAGTCTCACCTTCGCGTCTTCCGGGACGATCTTGTAGCCAAGGCCCCGGAGCACGCCGATCCGGCCCTTGGCATCGCGATTCACCAAGCGATACGCCTTCTCCGGGTCGGGGTTCAGAAGCGCCGTGCGGCTGATCTCGAGCTCGCGGTAGTTCATTTCTTCCGCGGCTTCTTCGGGCTGCGTCTCGGCTTTCTTCGCCAAGCGCTTGCGCTCTTGGCGCATGCCCTCAGTCTTGCGGTCCCGCTCGTCGGCTACGAACTCGATCCCCATACGCGCTAGATCCTGGTCTTCCCGTGGAAGCCGGTAGTGTCGGGTTTCCAATTCTTATCGGAGAGCCTGCGGAACTCTTCCGCTGACTCGATACCAAACTGTTCGGCGATGACTTTCTCGTCGCGGGAGAGCGGCGGGACGCTGCGAGCGGTACGGCTCGAGTATCTGGACGCGGAGGCGTCTCCGGAGGGTGCGACACCTCCAGCCCCTCGCGGGGCTCGAGACTCCCCCCGCGCCGGGCCTACCTTAGCTTGGCGCTCGTCCTGGTCCAATTCATCGTCCGGCGGGGATTCCTCTTCCTCGTCGAGATCGATCCCCTTGGCGGCCAATTCTTGGCGGAACTTGGCCCTCTCTTCGCGCCGGATCTCCGCCTCTTCGTCCGTCTGGTGGTTCGACTGGACGACACGGAGAACCTGCTTGATGGTATCGGGGTGGGAAGCCTGTTGCTGGTCGGGCATCCGTTCGAGAATCGACTTTACCTCGGCTTCGTACTTCTGAAGTTTCGGGTTTTGGGACTTCAGAATCTCGATATTGGCATCGCGAATCTGCTTGGCCCCTCTGACAGTCGTCTCGATGACCGCACCGGCAACAGACTTCTTTAGGTCTTCGAAATGGCGCTTCAGTTCCTTTCGGTCCACGAGCGCCGAATCGTCTTCTTCGGGTTCTTCCTTTTTTTCTGGCTGATCGAGAATCTTGACGCGCCCGGCCTGAACCATCTGAGCAAGCTCGTTCATGGCTTGCTTGTGCTGGGCCAACTCCGCGCGCAGCGCCTCTTTCTCGGCGTCGGTAGCCGGGGCGGCTGCTATTGGCTCCGGCTCCTTCGGTTTCTGCGGTTCGCGGGTGGGTTGAGCCGGGTCTTTCTCGATTGCCACGCTCTCACTACTGAAGGACAGCAGCGGCGCGTGTCAATAGATGGTGCTTAAGAAAAGAGTTAGCACTAGGCCGGAAGCTACTGATCGTCGGCGGGAGAGGAGGGGTTCAGCGCTCCGCGCGCCACCTCTAGAAGCCTATCCATCTCGGCGATGGCTTCCCTCGAGAAGCGGAAAGCGCCTTGGCTGACGCGGACCTTTTCCAGGTCTGCCTCCACCGCACAGCGGTTAGCCTGGTCTATTCCCATCTCGATCAGGCGCTCGCGGAAGTGGTTCCAGAGGGCCTTGTAGTCGATCGGCCCTTCCATGCGGTTTCGCCACTCGCCGCTCATTGGATGGGCGGCCTGCCGTTAGCTGTTGACGGCTGCGGTTGCGGACCTTGCTGCGCCGCGCCGGGGATCATGCCCATTTGCTGTTGAGCCTGCTGGATCATCTGGCCCTGCTGGATCGAGCGCTGCGCCATCTCCTCGAAGAGATCGCCGGCCAGAACCGTGTCGAGGTCCATCGCGTTGAACGACTGGAAGATCTTCTCTAAGAGCTTGTCCTGGCCCTTGATGCAATGGATCATCGCGGCCTTCAATTCCGGCGGCACCTGCGGATTGGCCAGGGGCTGAGCCAGCTGGATCATCTGCATCATGTACTGCTGGACGGTCTGGTAGAGTTGCATGTTCGACTGCTTCTCCACCTCGCGGTTCACGGCTGCGGTCGAGACGTTCAGCTGGATATTGATGAGGCCGCGTAGGTTGGCGGGCTGTTCGATGAGCGCCCGGACCAGCTGCGCTTCGTTCTCGTCGAGAACTTGCTCGGGGCTGCCTGCCTCTTCGGCGTCGGGGAGCCCGTAGATCTGCCAGAGCTCTGTGATCTGGTGGCCCTGCTCGGATAGGGCGGCGCGGATTCCAGCGACGTTCAGGTCGAAGCGGCGGGCTCCTTCCTGCATGAGAGCCATGATCGTCGTCGCTGCCGCGCGTCCTACGGGCGAAGAGGCCTTGCCCATATCGACATCGTTCATGCCGACGAACTGGGCGGCGAGCTTCATCACGAAGTCTTCTTCCTGGATGTCGATCGGGACGTTGGTTGCCGGGTGGAACTCCTTGATGTCGGTCGGGTCTGTCGTCTTGATGACCTTCCCCGACGCCGGTCGGATCGTGTCCGGAACGCCGCTTGCGGCTCTGGCGATGTACATGACGATGTTGGCTAGGTGCGCTCTGTCTCGGCGCTGGTTGTGGATGGTCGAGGATTCGTCTTGCAGGGATTCCAGCTGCTCCGGAACGCCGATGCCGTCGAACTGACCCTGGACTCGGATGAAGGGGCTCGTGAAGTAGGGGCGTTTCCCGGAGGGAGACGGATTCGATACCAGCCGCAGGACTTCCCGCTGTCCCGAATGGAGAAGCATCACGTACTCTTCGGGCCAGCCGTCCTGGTCGAGGTCGCGGCGGAACCATACCCACCAGGGGCTCCAGAGTCCGAAGCGATCATCGCCGGAGGAGTCCTGCATCTCGAGGCGGTTCTTCCGCCTCTCCATCTTCACTTCGTCTTCTTCGTCGCTGCTCCCTCGGATCTCGTCCAAGTTCTGGATGAGTCCCTGGTAGGCCAAGCGCTCCAAGCGATCCCAGGAGTACCAGACGCGGTGGGCACACCAGGGGGCTAGCTGGAGATCGGGGAAGCCCGTCGGGATCAGGAAATCTTCGCGGGGAACCCAGATGGGCTTCGGGCCTTTCTTCCTGCCGGTTTCTACGGTCTTGTGCTCCTGGTCGTCGTAGCGAAACATCGGCTCGTCAACGAAGTCGTCGTAGCCGATGGCGGTACCTAGCTTCACGCAGTCGAGCGTGTAGTTATGAATTACTTCTCGCTGGTCCCACATGAATTTCCGGGACCAATCGAGATAGCGCTCGTAGGGCTTGCAGACCGGAGCCCATTTCTTGTTGAGCTCTTGCACGAGCCAGTGGGGCTCCGGGCCGAAGATGCCTTGCATCGCTCTCGCCACGATCTGGTCCGTGAAGGAGGCGATGATCCGGACGACGACGTTGGAGGAGTGGGCGAGGGGGTAGTCCTTGACGCCACCCTTGGGCTTCGCGCGGTAGAGTTGGAGGTAGCGGACCCAATCGCGCTGCATCTCCGCCTGGTTTGCGTACTGGAGCTCTATCTCGGCGGAGAATTCTTCCGCTAGAGACTTGATCTCGGTCGAACTCAGAAAGACGGGGATGGCGGGCTTCGGCGTTCCGGTGCCGGGCTTTAGCCTGTCGCCATCAGGCGCTTCGTTCTCGGGCGGCTGATCGCGAGCGTTAGTCGAGTCAGTCCACGCCTGATCGGCGTTTTCGATGGGATCGGATTTTCTGCGTCTAGCCATAGCCTGTCGAACCGTAGTCTTCCGGGGGGCCGCGCGTCAAATCTTCCCAGCCGTCGTCGGATATGTCGAAGGGGGTCACGCCCGGCGGAAACTTGCGCTTCTTCTCTTGGCCGGACGGCGGGCTCCAGATGGTCGGCAGATAGCCTGCGGCGTCGAGTAGATCGACGGTCTTTCCGTTCGGGAAGGCTACGAGCTCGTCTACCAGATCCGTATGCGCGCGAGAGACGTAGACGCGGTGCTGGGAAGGGTAAGAGCCCCAGAAGCCGATGATGCGTTTGGTCTTGGCGTTACGGGAGAAGTTCTTGTCGAGCTTGCGGATCCGCATCTCTGGGTATTTTTCGCTGATCCAGTAGAAGAAGGCTTCGTGGCCGCCGAACGTCTCTATGGCGGCGAACATCGGGTGCCAGTGGTCGTAGGTGGACTTTGCTTCCTCTAATACCTGGTACGGCGTGGAGCGGGTGGCTTTGGCTTCCAGGATGACGATATCGAATGGGGTCGTTTCGCCGGGTGGCGTCAGCGCAGCCACCACATTCGCCGTTCGGGCGTCGTCAGACTCGGGATTGAGTCCTGCGTCAATGACTTGAAATACAGCGCAATCCGCGAGCGGGACGGCCTTTTCTCCGTCGCTCGATTCGAGCAGCAGGACGGGGTTTCCTTCGGCGTCCTGGGTCATCGTCCAATAGCGCAGGTGAGCGGGGTCGAACTTGGATGCGCCGGAGCCAACGGCAGTATTGAGATACTGCAAGGCAAACATCTCCGGGCCTTGTTCCTGGCGGATCTGCTCGATAGCGGCTTCGGTGAATCTCGTCGGCCAGCGGGAACTACCATCGTCCTTGCGGAGATTTACGAGGTAGTGATCGATGCCTTTTACGTTCTTGAGAATCCAGTCGATGAGATCCTGGGGAGCCCAGCGGGTTCCGAAGTCGTGGATCTCGCTCTTTGAGGGATCGACCATCAGCGACCAGGCGAGCTTCCGCTGGTCTATGGCTGCCTGCATGGTCGTCGGCTCCTCGCGGGCTTTCTTTCCCACGAGGTCGTCGTTGACGATTATGTCGTAGTGGCGCGAAGTGCTGGCACCGCCCACTCCAATGGCTTCGAAGGTGGCTTCGGGCCAGTGCTTGGTGCGCTTCAATTCTAGCTGGCTGCTATTCCACTTCACCCTGAGCGGATTCGGAACGCACTCGGGAAAGAGAGCGCCGTAGATGGGCGACATGACTATCGCCTGCAATTGCCCGATCCACTTCTCGGCGTTCTCGGCGGTTTCGTTGGTGAGTAAGATCCGGATGTTCGGGTTCTTGGTTGCGCGTCTCAGTTTGTCGCTGAGAGTCCAGGTGGTCGTCTTGAAGAAGCCACGCGGTGCCTGACCAAGTTTTAACCTGGTTGGTTTTTCAACCCACCGTGCCATCTCGACGTGGACGTCTGGGTCCATGTCGTAGAAGCCGCAGACGAACTTGCCGAAGGCGAAGGTGGACTCGAGGCTAACGCGCCTGATTTCCGCGATCAGCTCCGGCGTTAGCGTTGTAGGAGCAGGCGATGAAGCGGATAACTCAGCCACGGGTTCTAGCTAGCACACCTTCGAAAGGAGATTCGCATGGAATGCCTGGTCTACCTGATAATCTGGGCCATCGTCGCGCTGATAATCCTCTGGATCATCGAGACGGTGATTGCGCAGTTCATCGCGCTCCCCAGCCAAGTCCAGATGCTGATCCGCCTGCTCGTCGGCCTGCTCGTGCTACTCGCAGCACTCGACTGCCTGGGGCTAGTCTCGAGCGGCCCCTTCCATCTGCGGCCACTTCGCTAGACCCAAAGCCAGAAGAGGCCACGGACCCCATTATCCGTAGCCCCTTCCAGCAGGGATTGAATCGTGATGAGCCTTCTCGACCTTCCTACCACCAACAACGTTTCACGGGAAACACTACCTTTTTCCGCAAACAGCACGATTACGATAAAAAAAAATCCGCGCCAAAGATTCCAACCACTTACATACCTAGTTTACACATTATTGACGCAGCGCGCCTTGATGCCCTCCGCAAAATCCCCCCCTTAAGAATCTCCCCGTCCAGCCCGCGTAAAACGAAAGGCAGCCTCCGCTCCCTTCGGTCGCTCGCTTGTCGTCCTGCGCTGTAGCGTGTGTTCGCCTAGCGCAAACAGCGTTGGGTGCGTTAAGAAAATATACCGCGGATTTGTGAGCAGGGGTGCAACGCCATCGACGCCGGGTGGCTGGGGGCAGGCCGGGCCTAGAGGCTAGGCGTGTCTGGCGTACAGCGAGCGTAGCGCTTGCGGTAGTCGTCTAGCGCTAGCGCATAGCGAGCGTAGCGCAGGCGCTCAGCGCGGTAGGCGAGCTCAGCGCTTGTCGGCTGGCTCTGCTTCGCTGCTGGTAGCTTGCGCTTCGATCGGCTTTGCCGTTGCACAGCGTAAGGCCTCGATAAGAGCTGTTGCTGCCTCTGCTGTCAGGTTGATCGTGACTGCTGCTGCCTGCTGCTGGTCGTTCTTGCCCCAGCGGTCCCTGAACCTACGCTCGAGTATGAACGCAGGAGCACGCCAGTCTTCATCGCTGTGCTGCTCTACCGCACGCTGCAAGCGCTTCTCTGCCTCGCCTTCTGCGCGCGAGATGGCATCGGCGAACCTTGCGTAGGGCGTATCGAGTCCATGCGCCTCATCAGCCTCGCCGCGGGCAATCCACTCGCGGATGGTTGCGTAGCTAACGCCGGCAGCGCGAGCGGCAGCGTTCATGTAGTGGCCGGCGGCTATATCGCGGGAGATACTAGCGGCTACGTCGTCTGAGAGTGCGGAAGGTTTGCCGCCAACGCCGCGGTTACCGTAGCGAGCTATTTCGCGAGGGAGCGGCTTATCTGGTGCTGCTTCTACGCTGAAACCTTCCATCGGCATTTGTCTAACGTACGGTAGGAGCGGAGGAAAGCAGAAACTTGAGAGGCTGGCTCTAGTACGCTATTGACAGCTTAGCGTCTTAAGCGTATTGTCGTCTCTATGAAGTTCAACCACCTCGAGAGAGCAAAGGAGAATTCAATGCTAGATCGTTATCGTTTGCGTTTCGAGCGTCCGGTTATCGACCGCGTGTTTCCTTCGACCATTCCGTACGTCGAGTTTCAGGCGGCTAACAACGCCACGGCTATTCGGCGAGCGGAAGGGCTCTTGAAGCGCTACGGCTCGCAGGCTGGCAATCTCTATCGGCGCGAGATGCCTGTTGGCGTTGCGGCAGACGAGTACGAGGATTCGGAGCCTGTCCGCGTGCTGGTCAAGACGGTCAAGCGTTAGTTCAACCTCCGCGAAAGCGCAAAGGAGAGTGACATGACAGACAAGACACTTCCGACATTCAAGAACCTGGCTGCTTCCGACCGCGTAGACCACGAACGAAAGACCGTCTACGCGAGTCCGCGGCCTGGTATTCCGCCGGTTCCTACCCACAAGTGGACCGACGACGATTCGGCGAATTGGGATCGTTCCTGCGAGCGAGTCCGCCATCTAGCCATCGAAGTAAGAGACGCTGGCTACCGCCTTGTAACGCTATGACCTGCCTTTGCTGTTCAGAGGCCGATTGCGATTGCGTGATCGATCGGCGTGGCTATCAGCAGGGATTCTACTGCGAGACTCACCAGCGCGAGAGTGCATCCGCGTATAGCGGCTCGGCGCTCTTGCCGGAGGATTTCTAGATGAAAGAGAAGCGCTTTTCGCTGGAACTTTGCATGTCTAACGGCGGTAGGACTGCTCCTCGAGTCGTCGAGGAATGGCCGAATCCGCTAACCGCTGCCGAGGTCGACGAGATTAAGGACCGTGCGCCGCTACTCGGCGGGTTCTTCTATCGCGTCCGCGAGCTTGGCGATGAGTGACTGGCTCTGCCCGATCTGCCGCCAGGGATTCTCCGACGCCCAGGACTTCATCCGGCATCTCGACGAAGAATCACAGGAAAAGGCTAAGGAATGACGCACGAAGACGCGCTTCGCGTTGCTTCGGTGATCGTCCAGGCCGATGGCGGCTGCAGCCATTGCGTCAGACAGCTAGTCGCCGAGTGCCGCAAGCGCTGGCCGGAATTCGATTGGCAAGACTTTGCCGCTAGAGTCCTTGAGACGAACGGCGAGGATTACCTAGCCAGCTGCATCAGGGAACCCGTTGAAGATGAAACCAGTTAGCTACCTCCAACCGCCAAAGCCACCCGCCGACACCCGCTTCTTCATCCGCCTGTCGTCCTTGAGCTATGGCGAGCTCGCCGGGCTGCTCGCGATGGCGTGGGCGTTCGGGTTCTGCTGCGGCTTCCTCTTAGGCTTCAGACCCTAAGCCGCTTTGCGGTTAAGCGGCGAGAATGCGAATCCCGCAAAATACCACCTGCGAGGCCGCCAGAGCCACGCGACCCCCTAACTCAAGGGGCCGGACGATTAGCTGTTTACAAACGGCTATGGCGCGTCCTAATTTAGCCTCATGGAAATGCATGTGGTGGTCGAAGCTGATGCCGACAAGTCCTGGCGTGCGGTCGTGTACGGTGGAGTCCCGCGGCTTTTCTACCACGGATGGCTCATTCTACGCGCCGAGGTGCTTAAGCGCGATCGCTACAAATGCAAAGTCCGCGGCTGTAACGTCCGCGGAACCTCTCGCCTTACCGCGCACCACATTCTCCCCCGCAAATTCGATGGGCTCGATATTGTCGACAACTTGGTTGCCTTGTGTCCCGACCATCACGATAAGATCGAGGAAGAATGGCGACGGTACTCGACCCTAAGTCTAATCGAAAATTTCTGTGAAGAAGGCTCGAAAACCCCAGACCAGCGCCTGCACCGAGTGCGGAACGGAGTTTGTTCGCTCACGTACCGATCGGGTCTACTGTTCGCAAAAATGTCGCTGGAGGGTGTGGAATCGCCGCTATCCACGCCCGAAGGCTCCGATCGAGCCCGCGGCAATCGGCAGCTGAAACTCTTTTAGCGGATCTCCGGCCACCGGCTTTCGTCCTGTTCCCGCCAGCGCTGCTTCACCCGGTGCCAAAGCAGTACCCCGGATAGCCACTGGTCGTAGCCGTAGCCTTTCTCCGGGTCGGCTGACCGCGAAACCGACCCGCGGAGGTGCTGCTCGAGCCCGTCCGTCGAATGGTAATCCAGGTAGTGCTGCGCCCGATACTGCCCGATCCGGCTTCCGAGCTCCCGGCGCAAAGCCTCCGGCGGATCGCATTTCGGGCAAAGCGTCGTTGTCTTCTCTTCGATTCCGCCAGCTAGCCTAGCCTTCCCCATAGCGGCCCTCCGTCACCTTCACGCAATTCACGTCGTTTTGGACGAGCCAATCGAAGCTTGCCCGCCAATTCGGATGCCCGTTCGCCGGCTTCGATCTCCCCTGGAGGAAAGCCGAGCGGCGGATGCTCGCAAAGACCGACTGCCAGAATTCCACCTTGGGATGCTCTCTAAGGCGAGCCATCACCCGCTGGCGCCTCGAGCCCCGGACCTCCTTTACGACGGGAAGCCCCAGCGGCTGACAGACCTCGTTCCAGGTATCCATCAGTTCCTCCGGAGAGATCGGTTTTTCCTCTCCCGGAGGCGAAGCCTCTGGCTCGACTCCATTCGTCCCGTGAGGGACGAGAATCTCCGTAGGAGATTCTAATTCTTTAGTACGGCTAGGTACGGCTAGGAGTGACGCCGCGTGACGCCGCGTGACGCCGCGTGACGTTTCCGTCACGTTTCGTGATGCGTCCGTCACGTTTCGTGACGTTCTGGCTTTATCGCGCATTCTTGAACGGTACTCCCTGGCTCGGTGCGCGTCGGTCTGAACTGCCTCTTGAGCATCGAGGTACTTCGGCATGACGAGTGTGCGATCGCCCATCTCGAGCACTTCCTCAGCTATGAGGCGAGGCAGCCCGATCTCCACGATCTCGACCGGCAGTCCGGTAGTCATGGCGATGGCTTGCGCCGGGTCTCGACCGCCAATCTCGAGCACGCCGCTTCGGTCGAGCTTCCGAAGCGTGAGGGCCAGTACCGTCTGACCCTGCCAGCCTAACGCCGTCCAGGTAATCGTGTCCCGGACGTAGAGACGAACGTAACGCTCTGAAGCGAAGTCCATGTTGCGACTCCGCCCCAGTTATGCTGCGCCGCTAGGTTCCTCTCCCCGCGGCGGACCCACGCTCGGCGTCAATAGCCGCTCGAGATCTCCCCTGCGTACCCGCCGGTAATTCGATGCCGGCACCGCGATCTTCGGCAGCACCCCACGCTTCACCCAAAGCCTCAAAGTCACAGAGGAAATCCCGGCAAGCAAAGCCGCTTCCTCGTAGGTCAGCAAGTCACTCATCATGCCCCCTTTCGAGCCACCGCCCCAGCCGGCCCTAATGCCGACCCGTATCCTTGCGCTTCTTATCGCAGGCTGACGGCACTCGCGCAACGATTTCGGAACACTTTCTTAACCGTCGCGCAATACCACCAACTACGTATTTTTGTCTATTTACAGCGGCAAATCTAACTGCGTCGGCTTGTGATGCGGCCGGTAAGTGCAAAGCCGAATCGGCAACTCCCGGTATCTCTCGACCTGCCTAGACCAGCGGAATTCCGCTAGCCGAAAGCGCTTGCCCGAAAGCAGCTCTTGCCTCATGCACCCGTAGTCCACGCCGAGATACGAGCAAGCCTCTCTCGCCGTGACGTAACCGAGCGAGCCCTCGAGGAGCCAAAGCTTAGCTTCTCGCTGCTCCTTCCCGCCGGGCAGGAAGTAGTCGTGAAGCGCTGAGACGAGCAGGTCAGCGACCAGCCGCCTCTCGCCCAGCGCTCTCGCGTTAGCTTGGGCGGTTGCCTGGATCGGCAGGAAGGTTTCGTAGCTCCAGAGCGTCCCTTCGTCCAGCATCACGGAATCTCCCTCCGCTCATGCACGTCTACCTCCGTCCTCTCTGACTCAGACTCTACCTTCTCCGCTACGATTTTCGTAATCCGGCAGTCGTTGAACCCAAGCGCCTTCGACGCCATGTCCAAAACCGGCTTTATCCGGTTATCGAGATCGATCCTCCGCCACTGTGACTCCGCCCGCTTCCCCGAGGTCTGCCACCCCCCGTAGAGCCGGAGATCCACGTAGAGCTCGGAGTCAGGCCCCAAGTGCGGCTGGCGTGCCTTCTGCCCGAGCATGTGCAGGTAACAAGCCTCCATCCAGGCGCGTGCTTTCGGCTCGAGCCACACCATCCGGCGGCCTTTCGAGAGGTAGTTGTTGACCGAAGGCGGCAGCCCAGGCAGGACGAAGCGGATCACTTACGCGGCTCGCCACTTGCGACCGAAGCCCACGCCGTAATAGCCAGCACCGCCCCGATTATCACGAGCACAAGCGCGACGGAGATTAAAACCGGGGAGAACACCCACCACCAAGACCAATCGAGCTTTCCCCAGAGTTTGGCGACCACGAAAACGATCGTCAGTAAGCCGACAAACCCGATCCCACTACTCGACGAGGAAGACGACTCCGCCATGGCCTCAGCTCCTATCGCAAGGCGACCCGTACTGGTCCTGATAGATCCCGTTTTCGTACGCCACCGCATTCAGAAATTCGGTCCGAAGCGCCTGCGCCGGCCACCCCGCGTAATAGTGCTGGATGAAATCGTTGCAGGTGGTCCCAGGCTCCGGCATCCCGATAGCGATGGTGTTGTCGGAGAGGCAGTATTGCGACGAGCCAACCGGCGGAAAGGGACAATCCTCATCCCGCACGACGCAGCCGCGAGGCGTCAGCTCGAAAGCCCGATAGACGACTCGCGGCGCTGCCGTCGCTTTGAGCCCAAGGCATGCTTCCGCATGCTCGAACGCTGCCCGCTCCGCTGCGCTGTAGCCTTGCGAGTAGTCGAAAGGCGCGGAGTCGCCGGAGCCGCTGCCGCCGCATCCCATCAGCACCACCACCAGCACGAGCTGTTTCAATACTCGGCCCATATACGCACCGGGCCTTTGTCCTCGATCAATCGAACGAGCGTCGCGAAGTCGTTGTTCTTGTCGCCCGATACCGCCGCCATGCCACGCAGCACTGGTAAGTCAGCATCATCAAGGTCCATCGGGAAGTCGCGATCGAAAGCACGCTTGAGTGCTTCCATGAAACTTGATGGAGCCCAAATTTCTAGGTCCCGTTTCTTGTCGAGCGGCTGCCAATAGATTGACGCTCCCACTATCGCGACCCTTCCGGGCGTAGCTTTCCGACGCCCCGCGACAAGAGCCAAGCGCAAAAGCACGACGACTCGGCCAAGCCGGACGAGAGATAGAGCCTAGCCTCGACTTCGATCCGATCCTCTAAGCCTTCGTATCTCTCCACGTAGTAGCGCTCGAGCAGGCTCTCGGTCGGATTCAGAAACGCCTTGAGCTCGCTCTTTCTGACCATGCGGGTCAGCGGCACCAGCGTTGTCATGGCTTCCCTCCAAGCGCCTTGCGCGTCAAAGGCCCGATTTGAGAACGAGCCTCATCCCGCTCAGCCGCAAGCGCGTCTGCCGTAGCTTTCCACGCACCTAGCTCCCGCCGCGCCGCTTCGAGCTGCGTTCGGGCCTCGTCACGCTGATTAGCGACCGCATGCAAAGCGTCCACGTTGATTTCGTGGTCCTTGTGTACCTGTGAAAGTTCGGCACGCAGAGAGTCAATGGTCGTGATCGCAGCGCGAATGGCATCTATCAGTAATCCATAGTTTGGTGGCATCGATGTAAGGATTGCTGTCGAATCCTTGCACCATTGTTCCAGCAGCGCCCGCTGTTCCGCCGTCAGCGGCTCGGCCTTGTCGCTCACCTTAGTATCCCTCCGGTGGCTTCGGCGGCGATACCTCACCGCGAGCATGACGCGCAGCGTTCGACAGTTCATTCATTGGTATGAAACGGCACCAATGTCCGCACGTCCAGCAGAGTTCACCGGCTTGCGGCTCGTGCTCGTGCTCCGTGTGTTCACACTTCCGGCAGTAGCGCGGCGGCTCGGCCTTGTCGCTCATCCCCATACGATCCCCGTTCCGCCGCAGCCGTGGCAGGCGCGCGGCAAGACTACGTTCGTAGTCTGATTGGACAGCGGCGCAGGAACGTACTCACCACTCCCGCCGCAGACCGGACAGCGGTGCGGTTGCTTCGGCGGCGTCGGCCACGTCGTGATGAACCACGGCACGTTCGCCACCGATGGATTGCACTCCGTACACCGGCACCGGCAATTCGCGCGGTGCGGACAACCCATGCAATTACTGCTCACTCCCCGCCCTCCATCTTCCCCGCCTCGCGGATGGCGAGGCACGCGCCACCAAGCGCGGCGCATCGATCCTGATTCGCTTGTCCAAGGCACATCGAAATAACCACGACCGGCCGACCGTCTCCTTGTCGGTATAGATGCGGCGTCTTCTCCGCTAGCCTCTCCGCCTGCCACCGCGCGGCGGCGACGGCGACGCGGAGGGCGATCGCTCTGTACCAGCCAGCGCAAGACGGATGATGACCGTCCTTGTCACACATCAAGCCAGGACACTGAAACTCGCGCTCGACGATCGCGGCGAGGTCGCTCAGCGGCTTGCACGGATGCCCGCAGGCTCGGTCCATCGTGTGCTTGTCGTTCGAGCAGCACCAACAGAGACAGGGCTTACTCGCCATCGGATTGCCCCTTCGGCTTCCCGATCTCGATCGGGTAGCACACGATAGTTCCCGTGAGGTCGTCCAGGCACGTCATCGTCGGCATTTGATAGTGATACACGCGAACTTCTGGCGTGGGCGTTGGAAGTGGTAGGGGTACGTCAGTCGCCATCACGCCCCCTCCTAGTGGCCCGCCGCGCGGCGGGGATGAAGGCTGGTAGGTCGGAATTGCACCGACTGTCGCGAGTTCCATCTGGGTCATCGCTCACGCTCGCCAGAAACCCCTCTCGAACCGTGGCTAGGTGGTTGCTGCCGGGGCTTTCACCCGGAGTCACTTCGCGTGACAGACTAACGTCCACAGCGCCAGGCCCTTCCCGCGTTAGGGTCATCAGCGTGTCACTGTCCACGCCGCTACCAGCCCTACTCGCCATCGCGTCCCTCGCTCTCTGCCCTCGCCACGGCTCGCAGCGTGAGCGGAATCGTATGCCCGGTGCGGATGTTGATTAGACGGCAGGCCGGCATTTCGTAGTCGCTTCGTCCGGTGAATGCCTGAAAGGTGTTCTTCCAGAACCAGGCAATCGCACGATCGAGCGTCGCGGCGTTCACATACATCGACTTGCCTTCGGATCCGATCGTTACTGCCGGGAACCAGCCCTGCTCGTCGCAGCCACACTCCATGTGCTGCGTGCTGTGCTCCTGCTTGACCCACACCTCGCCGCTCGGCTCGGAGCGGAGCGTGTTAACGGCTTGAACAGCCTCGTTACGTTCGCGCACAACCTGTTCGACGCTCGCTCGTAGTGCGGCGATCTCCTTGCGCTGCTGATCGATTAGTGCTCGCGCGTCGCACAGCTCGTCAAAGACGGTCACTTCGCTCCCTCGCTCTCTGCCGCCAGCGCGGCCAATGCCTCACGCACGAACGATAGCGCGCGACCGTAGTACGCTTCCGGGTCGCCGATCCGTTCCAGCCCGCAGCGCAGTTGTCCCTCTGATGCGTTCACGAGCGATCGTGCGGTCTTGAGACACTTCCGCAGCCGCTCGATCTCCCGCTGCGCAGCGGCGAGACGCGCGGCCTGAACGTCGATTGCGACTCGTGCGTTGCGTCCCAATTCCTGCTCCCTCAACAGCGCCTGTGCCAGCATTTGAATCTGCTCGCACGGATCGTCGAAGCACGAGTCGCCGCCGTCGTGCGCCTTGGGATCTGCCCACTCCTTCAACTGCTCCGGCGTGATCGCCTCGCGTTCAGTCGGCATCGGACTCTCCTACTCGCGAGATGGCAACATACAGCCCCACGACGATGCCAACGACCGCGAGCACCAGCAGCAGCATGAGCAAGTCGGTGATCTCGTGCGCGAGCCAGAACTTGATGTACTCGATCATCGCGACCCTCCCGACTGCTCCGCGGGGAGCGCATCCCCGTGAATCGCTCGCCACACGGCATCCGCCACGGCACGGCCCATCGGGAGCGGCACGCCGTTGCCGATCGCCTTGATCTTCGCCGCGATCGTGAAGGCGGGCAGCTCGAGCCCTGGCACGCCCTGTGCTGCTGCTGCTGCTGCGTAGGTTCTGGTCTTATAGCCGAGTACAGCGGCCTTGCTTTTGCCGCTGCCACCGATCTTGACCGGAGTCATCCGCTCGCCGCCTGACGCGAGCACGGCGGGCTCGTACTTCATCGGCACGGGCGGTGCCCACCACCCCAGCGGCAACTGGCGACCGTCGCGCGTGCCGAACGAGAAGAGGCGCTCGCGGTTCTGCTCGCTGCCACAATGCTCGCGAGCGTTCAGACGATAGGCGCGTATGTAGAAATTCGTGACGACGGGCAGCGGCGCAGCCGGAACATTCTCCATGAGGAACCACTCAGGCTGGGCCTCGGCCACGACGCGACAGAACTCCGGAATCAGGTTCTCGGCGACCTTGTAGCCGTTGTGCTCGACGACATGCCTGAGCCTCGAGAACGCCTGACACGGCGGCCCGCCGATCACTCCGTCGAAACGCCCCGCAGGCGGATGGAACTTCCGTATGTCGCCGCCCCACAGAAGATCCGGACCGCGCACCACGCAAAAGCCGCGCTCCTCGAATGCCATGTCGAGTAGGCCAATGCCGGGGAAAACGCTGAGAACCAACGGCGTCATGCGGCCTTACGCCCCCCTTGACACCCGCGAGTTTGCGTATTACGATAACTCCCATGATGAACGAACGAACCGAATCCTGCCCCGTGGCGATTGCCGAAGGGACCGAAGGCGAGTGCGCGGCCTGTCGTATGGGCCTCGACGGCCATTGCTGGAGCGACGACGCCGACGAGTGCGCCATGTGCCGCGAGCGCGCCGTTGCGGGAACGAGCGACGAAATCCCATCTTGCCCGATCCACGATGGCGACGATTGCCCGGAATGCGCCCGCAGTTTCGGCCCCCGCTACAGCGGCCCGTGCGAACATGGCGGGCGGTAGGCCGAAGCTCCCCGACGATGAGCGGGGCGTGATCGTGTCGCTCCGCTTCCCCCCGCCGCTTCTCGCGCGACTCGACGAGTACGCCGAGAGGCACGGAATGACGCGAACTGCGGCTATCATCGCGACGCTCTCTCGTTCGCTGGCTCGCAGGCGACAAAAGTTGTAGCTCACGTCCTCATCCCCCGCGCCGCCTCGCCGATTGAGACGGCGGGGTGCGTCTCGCAGGCTAGCTCCCACTTCTTCGTCGCCTCGAATCGGACCTCCACCATCTCGCACGGGCAACTTGTCCGCGGCCCGCCGCAGCACGCGCAGGGCTTCGCCTTGTTCTCGTCCGCCCACGCATCCGCCGCCACGTCGAGCACGCCCGCTAGATCCTCGATCTCGGCGTCGGTCCAATCGACCGGCAAGCGGCGAGCCTCGAGATACTTCTCAGCGAAGTCGTGGAAGAACTTCTGCCACCATTCCTGTCTCATTTGGCTAGCTTCTCCAGTTCCGCCATGAGCCCGTAGAGCTCGCGGCAAAGAAGAAAGGCCGCCCGCGCTTTCGTGAGGCTGTCCCAGTAATGATGAACGAAGTGGACGGGATCGCCGGGGCTCTCCTGCTTGCTGAATCTCACCAAGTGGTAGCCGCCCGTGATCTGGTTCCCCGCTTCCTCGTCGAGAATGCCGTAGGCCGCCAGTTGCAGCAGGTACTCCGGGTAGATCGAGTTCGAAGATTTCCAGTCGAGAATTGAGCGATTGCCGCGGAGGCCGATCGCGTCCCGCGTACCGCCGAACTTGTACTGCTCGGAAACGAGCGGCTTCTCCGTCTCGATGATCTCGAGGCGCGACTGATCCGCCCACTCGCGAAAGGCCCCGTAAGCGGGCTTCGCCATCTCGACGAGATCCGGCTGAAACTTCGACGGGTCGAATTCGCGGGAATGAATGAAGTCGTCCACCATCTGGTGAGCAATGGTGCCGGCGTCTGCCGCTCGCGCAGCCGCTTGCTTGTGGTCCCAAGCAGCGGGATCGACCGCGAGAAAGGCCGCTATCGCCGCCTCGTCGCGTCCGTTCTCGAGCACTGAGCGGATTTGCAGCAGCGGCTCCAGCGCCAAGCGGTTAGCCCACCAGATGAGCCCGCCCGACTCCTTGAAGCGCCCACAGATGGTCGTTACAGACGGGCAGCGAGTTCCGTCCTTTAGTCGATAGCCTTGCTTCGGTGTCGGCACGGTCAGGCTCCTTGCTTTGCGGCGATGCGATTCGCCATCTCGCGGACGCGCTGCAACGTTGCGCCCGTCCATTTGTCGCTGATCTTCTCGGAGAGCGCCTTGTCCACCGACTCGATGCACTTGGGCTTCCCGTCGCGCCCCAGAACGGGCTTACCGTCCTCCACGATCATCGAGCACTTCTGCACGACGGCATCGCGCTTGTCGGGAGGCCAGGCCATCAGAGCCTCGGCCAGCGCCTGCTTGACGCTAGAGAGCCCATGCGGGTGCGGCATCACTTCGGGCTCGAGCGGCGGAAGTTCCGGCTCTGGGGCCTGCGGGTTATCCCACTTCTCGAAGCCGCCCGGAGGGATCTCGTCCGAAGGGGTCGGCTCGAGGCCGCTCATCACCGCCAAGAACGAGAGCGGCACCCGGTAGGCTTTGCCGATAGCGCGGGTCGTCGCCATCGACTTGACCGCATACTCGTCGGCGTGGCCCCAGCGCTTCTCTTTGGACGAGCAGATCGCGGAAGCCCGCGTGACCAGCTGCTCGCCCCGCCAGACTTCCACTACGCTTTCGTAGACGATCTCGCCTTCCGGGGTATCGAGCTTGCGGGAAGAAGCTTCTCGCGGCACGAGTCCAAGCGAGAATCCGACCGTGCTCCACCATTCGACTTTGGGATACTTCTTCCCCTGGATCGAGACGACGAAAGCAGGCCCCTTGCAGGACTGCGCCGCGAGCCTCACGACTTCGCCCATCTTCTGGAAGGCGGTAGCCGGGTCGGTGGTGGCGAGATCGAAGGCACCCGCCGACGTGACCGGAACGAGATCGGTCGATTCAGAATCGAGCATCGCACCTCTCCTGTTTGACCCGTGCGGATACGTTGTCGAAGACGCGAAGCAGCTGCTCAAGCGCCGCCTGCTCGTCCCGCGTGAGCGGCATGAGATCGCCCTGGATGAGCATCGAGGCGGCCTTCACGAGATCCCAGCGAACCGACTCGGCGAAGTGCTCGCGCGAGCTCTCGAGCTCCGCGCGCTTGGCGTCGGAGTCCATCGCCCAGCGCTTCATCGTCTCGGCTGCCATCTCACGCGGTGTAGGGAAGTTTTTCATTGCCTACTACCTCCTGAGACAACTAGTACGCCAAGGACAATTGAGTGTCAAGAGCGAAATGAGCGAGGGTCGGAATACATGCCCACGCTCGCCGCCTTGCAGTTCGACTCGTGCATCTGGAGCACCCGCCGCGGCAGATCCCGCCCGCAGTAGGCGCAGGTGGCTAGAGAGTTCGGAGACTCAGCGACCGGCAGCGCTAAGGCTTTTTTTCGGGCGCGAAACGCCCAGCCTCCCGCGCGCCGTGACTGGCCCTGCGGGCGGTATCTCTTCCGCCGCTGGTGCGTCTCCCTCGATGAGCTCCGCAGGCTCCGCGGCCCGCGTTGGATCGTCGATTGCGATCACCCGCAGGCCCGGTAGCGCGTCCTCGAGCGTCCGGAGAAGCGTCGGATCTTCGAAGGCGACGAGGTAGAGCTTAGGCATCTGCCGCCTCGTCGATCACGGGCTTATTCTGCGCGTAGCGCTCGATTCCTTCGGTGAGAAACTGCTGAGCGCACGCCGCTATCGTCATCGCCCGCTCTGCCGCGACTATTTTCAAGTCGTGGATCACGCTCGGATCGATGTAGATGTTCAGCCGTGTGTCGTTGGTCCTTGGAACCTTCAGTTTGTACTTCATGCGAAATACCTTACGCTTTAGCACGTATTGTCGTCAAGGTACGACTTGCTGTTGACACGAGGCTATCCAGTCCGCTAGCCGGTGGGAGCCATGAAGAAACTACTACTCGTTGGCTTCATGCTGCTCAGTGCCTGCGCCCCGATGGACGAGAACCAGCGCCAGGCCAACATGGCGGCCCTACTCGGCGCGATGGCGGTCAACCAGGGCCAGCAGCCGGTCCTGCACCACACCTCCTGTACGCCCCGGATCGGCGGCGGGTTCTACTGCAACGGGTACTAAGGCTGCTCGTCTTCTTGGTCGGGATTCTGGAGCGTGATCGCAGACGGGCGGGCTACCGGCTGATCGAGCGACTTGAGAAGCCCAGCACCCGCGCGCTGTAGCCCTACCGCGACCCCCTTCGGCTTCAGGAAGTCCACGTCGTAGTTCCCGGCGTACTTGTCGGATTTCAGGAGATTGATGACGTTCGTGTAGATGTGCGGCTGCCCGGTCGGCCCAGCGTGTAGTCGCAGGTACTCATGGCTCGGGTGAAGCATGTCGTCGATCACGGTAGCGTCCGCTCCCCGGAATACGGCTCCCATCAGATCCTTGAATTCCTCCGGGCTGAAGGTATGGGAGAGCCCGTAGGCGCGTTCTTCCTTCATCTGCGCCTGGAGAAGCTGCATATCGATCTTCCCGTTGTCGTCCACGATTCCCGGCTGCTTCAGGTAACGCACCATCTCAGCGCCACGCGCGTATTTCCGGTCGGTATTCTTGTAGAGCCGGGCTAGCCGCGGATCGACCGTGGCGATTGCATCGTGAAGGTCCGACGAGAGCTCCGCCGCGTAGTCTCGAGCCTGGCGTCCCTGAAGCGTGAGCTTCGGATCGCCCTTCGTCGAGCGGCCCTTCAGACGAAGATCGCGGATCTCGCCCATGAGATCGTCGATCGTCATGTAGCCTTTCCCGATGATCCCCTGGTCCTGCATCTCGGTAATCCGCGGAGACACGATGGTTCCGCGCGGACCTACCGATGGAGCATCGGGAATGAACTTCTCGTGCAGCTTCAGTTTCGGGCCAGCCGGATCGATCTGTATCTGACCGGGCGGGCGAGTCTTCGGAGCCGCATTTTTCACGGCATCGGCAACCGCCGTCATCCGGCGGTCGTACATGTCGGAAAGTGTGTCCTGCGCCACTCCCCTCCAGACTTCAGTGCCGAAGTTTGCGGGCGAGTCGATCTGGCCGAATTCCGGGACGAGCTTCTGGACGACCCGGCTAAGCCTCTCCGGATCTTCCTTGAAGAAGCGCTGCGCGAGTTTTGAGCCCTGATACCAGCGAGAAACGCCGGAGGCGACTTCCGCCGGTATCCCGGTAGCCGCCCCGATTGCAGCGCCGACCGCCGCGTCCGCCGGATCGCCCTTCTCGGCCAAGCCGCCGGCTGCGCCGCCAGCGATCCCCGGAAGTAGCCGATCGATGATCGGAGCGAGCTTCGGAAGATTCCGGGCCGTCGTCCCGAAATACTGCATCGCCTTGGCTTCCGGAGCGAGCAAGGTTCCCGCCGTGACACCCGCCTGAGTCAGAGTCTCCGGTGCCACCGTTCCGGCGATGAAGTCGTTCATCGGGTGTCCGGGGAGCGCCTTGTTCAGAAAGTTTCGGAGGTAGTCGTAGGCAGGGCCGCCCACGTATTGCGTGTAGTATTCGCCGGGAGTGGACGGGCCTTTTTCTTCCGGAGCCTTCGGCGATTCGCCGTAGGCCTTGTTGACCATCGCCTCGATTTCGGCGTTGCTGAGCGGCATCTTACTGGATGTCCACCGACTGCTCGCCGTAACGGCGCTTCAATTCCTGGATGGCTTGCTCTTTCGAGATGCCGCTTTTCAGCATCTTCTGAAGGTCCGCACCCGCCGAAGTGGCTTCCGCCGTAGGCTGCGCTTCGGGCGGAATGGGCATCTTCGGAGCAAGCGAGGCAACCTTTTCCGTCAGGCTATCTTCCAAGGCATACGACTTCCCCGTAGCCCTGACGGTGCGGTTCATCATCTCGTAAGCCGTGCTCCTGGCTTGGCGTAGTTGGCGCATGAATTCGGCGGGGTTCTGGAGTGCCAGTTGAAGCGATGGCGTCTCCTGGTTGATCCGATCGAGAGCCGCCTTCGTGGCACCTCGAGCGCCGTAGCGGGCTTGGTCGAGGTCGTTCTTGAACTTCTGGTAATCGCGGAGAGTCTGGTTCGAGAGCGCCCCGCCCGTGATCCAGCTTTTGACGATATCGCCCTGGTTCGTCTGGGCCATCCCGGCAATCGTCCGATCGAGGGCATCCACCGAGCCGATCTGCGAGTTGATCTCGTCGATCTGGGCCTTCGTGGCGGGCTTCTTCGGCGTTCCCGCCGCTCGCCCCGCCGCCGTAGCGCCCGCTTCGGCCTGCTTCTGCGCCGCCAGGAGCTTCAGCTTCTCTTGCGCGTCCGCCCGCTGCTCCGGACTCCCGTGCATGACGGTATCGATCAAGGAGAGGGTATTGTCGCTTTTCTTCTGGCTCTCGCCGGCCAAGGTCTGAAGCTCTTTCACCTTGTTCATGTCGCCGGCTTTGAAGGCCTCAAGAATGGCCGCCGGAAAACTAGCAGGCGGCTTTGCGGGAGCGGCCATCGCCTGCTTCTGCTTGGCGATGTCTTCGAGCGAAGCGCCAGGACCTAGCTTCTGGGCAGCCAGCGCCTCGAGACTCGTCGGCTGCTTCTGATCGCCCTTCTCGGCCTTCCGAAGCCCAACCAGCGCATCGAAAAGCGCAACCTTGGTCTTGAGGACCTGTAGCTGCTGATCCTGGACGGCCTGACCCTGAAGCGTCGGAATCATCGCCAAGGGACCAAGCGCCCCCGCTATTGACCCGAAAGCCGATTGATGGCGCTGAGTGCCTGCCTGCTGCATGTTCTGGAGTGCCTGAACGAGCGCCACGTTCATCGCGTTTCGGCGCTGCTCCGCCGGGTCGGGCATCTGCCCGAGAGCCGCCGTGATCTGCGATTCCAGGCCCTGAGCGTCGAAGGGATCAGCCACCTGAAGCGCCTTTCTTCAGGGCGTTAGCCACCGAGCCCACCTAGGAGCGCCGGCAGGAGCGCCGACATGAGGTCGGTCTGGCGCTGCGACAGAAGATCCTGAAGCGAACGGTCGAGGCCGGATTCTCCCCGCTGGAACTGGAATCCCGCCGTCGTCCCGCCAAGCCCGAGAATCTGCTTGATGGCGTCGAGCGAAGTCGCTGCGCCGGCCTGCCCGAGCCCGCGCGAGATCGCGGTGCCGAGGTCGGTGCCGAAGCGAGCGCCCATCTTCCCGAACTGCTCGTTCGTCGAGCCTACGATCTGCTCCGCCAGCGGCCCCGGAATATTGCCCATCCCGAGCTGGAAAAGCTGCTGCGCTATCGGCCCGCCGCCCTTGCCGGTGGCGCTCCCCCTGAACATCCGGTCGAGCAGCCCTTCTTCCGGCGACACGCCGCTATAGGCCACGTTCCCCTTCGTCACGCTCCCCGGAATGGAGCCGGGAGCGCCTAGGCCGCCTAGGCCCTGGTTCACGTTCTGGCTCCAGTTGTTCATCCAAGGAGTCCCGAAAGAGGTCATGGCTCCGCTCCCCCCCGTCGCGTTCGGCAAGCTATTGAAGCTCATCCCCGACGACATCGGAGTAAAACCCTGCATGGCGGTAGCGCCAGCCGGCGAAGAGGCCCCGTAGGGCATGAGAAAAGACGTAGACGAGCCGGGGTTGAAGATATCCATGCCGCCTTGCTGCGGATTATTGACGCTCGTAGCGCCGCTCAGAATGTCCCACCAGTTTCCGGTTGCCATGTCTAAGCTGCCTTCTTCTGGGGTTGTAGCATCGGGAGCACCTGATTGAGAATCGTCGGGAGATCGTTCCCGTACTTGTTGAGCAGGATGTTGCTTGCCTGTATCGAATAAGCATTCGGGTTCTTCTTGGCGTCACCCGTGTAGCCGGAAAGGAGCGTTCCGAGCTTCATCCCGGCTTCCCGTGCTGCCGGCGATAGCGCGTTGTAGGCAGCTGGGTCGATATTGTAGCGGTTGAGATCCGCCCCCTTTATGCCGACTTGAGGCAAGACGCGCCCTAGCTCCCCCCGGAACATCGTCCCGGTCGTCGGCTTGTGGCCGAGCCCGAGAGGCCGCATCCACGACTCCCACATGTTGGTCGCTGCTGCTCGCGGCGAGCTCCGACCCGAAAGCACGTCTCCCAGGCCCATGATCGGGCGCAAGGGCGAGAGGATCTGGGCTCCCCCGGTACGGATCTGCGGAGAGCCGCTTTTCTCCATCGCCCCGCCGATTGCCTTCGTCGGCGCGTAGAGCCAGCCGTAAGGGACGAGGTAGCTCACGAGGGCGTCCGCAGCGACTCCGCCCGACGCTCCGGCCTTCTGCTTGTCGGAGAGGTTCTGGTTACCGGCAATCTGGCTGATCTCGTAGCCTAGCCCTCCGAGCGCCGCTGCCCCGCCTAGGCCCTTTCCGAGTCCCTGGAGGCCCGCGTTGCCAGTCAGGCTCCCTGCGCCACTCGCCAAGCCGCCAGCGGCCTGCGTAGCGCCTAGGCCCTTTGAGAGCGTCGAGCCCTGCGGATTCAGGAGCGAGAGAATCTGGAGCGCCGTGCCGATCCCGTACTTGGCGGCTAGGGCGCTAAAGAGCGGGCTAGCGGTGGGGGCTTGATCCGCCATCTAGAGCGTCATCAGCCAGTTC